TAAAGGCTGCAACAAATACTAAGACATTACAATCAGCTTGGGAGAACATGAGAGAATCCCTTACTGTAGGTCTTGTAGGTACTCCTTTTGAACCAGGAGCTTTGACACCTGCCATTGATGGACTTATTAAGTTAATGAATACAGTAGCACAGAATGGTGATGTTATTGGTGACTTTGTAAGTAAGGGTGTAAGTAAAGCAACATCACTCTTTAAAGACATGTTTGGAGAGTTTGACTTTAAACAAGGTCTCAAAGACTTTGTAACTTACCTAGCTCCTATTGATAAGGGAATTGAATTACTAGCTAAAGGCTTTGCTAAAATTAATAATCATGGTAAGAATACTGGTAAGATTCTTGGTGGTATTATTACTGCTTCTGCAGGTTGGTTAGTAGTATCTAAGATGGCTCGTTCTGTAAGGGCATTATCAAGCACTCTAGGGCTGTTAAAGAACTTTAAGAACCCTTTCAGTAGGGGAGGAAGTAGTGGCTCAGGAGGGGCTTCTAGTGGCTCTACAAGCCTATTAGGTGGTCTTACTAAGTCACTAGGAGACTCAGCTAAGATGTTAGCCTTTGCAGGTTCTATTAAACTTATTGCTAGTGCCTTTAAAGACATTAGTAATACTGACATGGACTTTACTGAAGCTACAGTTAAAGTAGGTACTATGGTAACTATGGTATCTGCTATGGCAGGCTACGCTGTAGTTTTAGGTAAAATACTTCAACGTAAAGAACTAGGTAAGGACTTACTTATAGGTGCTACTGCTATTGCAGGAGTAGTTACTGGTATGCTTCTTATGGCTAAGACAATGGAACAGCTTAACAATGTCAAGTTTGATACAGGTAAAGTGTATGGTACTGTGTTAGCTATGAATGGTCTTGTTGTTATAGTTGGTCTTATTGCTACTACTATTGGTGCTTTGATGGTAGCTACAGAAGGTATTGGTGCTTTAGCTCTAGGAGCAGGGTTAGTATCAATGTTAGCTATATCAGGTACTATGGTAGTAGTTGCTAAAGCTATGGAGTCTGTAGCCAAGACTGTAGCTAGAATCAATAAAGTTAAATTACCTAATGCAGGTACTTTCGGTAAGAAGATGGTTAACTTTACAGCTCTTGTTACTGAGATGAGTTTAGCTAGTGCTATTAGTGGTAATATCTCTACACTAGCTCTATTACCATCTATCTTTGGTACTATTAGTAACCTAGCACAAGCTATCCAAGTTGAAAGTATCATCCTTTTAGCAAATCAACTTACTAAGCTACAAGGTAGTGTTAAGAATATTCCTGACAAGTCTAAGTTTAAGGATACCATCAAGAAACTTAAGAACATGACTGAGCTTATTAATGAGCTTAGCTCAGTTAGTGGTGGAGGTATTAAGAATCCTGCAGATGCAATTAGGTCTCTAGGTAATACCTTTGGTAATATTGTTAAGGGTCTAGAGGTAAACTCTTTAACAGATAATATCTCTAAGGTAGCTAACTTAATTGCTACACTAAGTAAGTTTAATATGACTGAAGATGTTTCAGGTCTTAAGACTAAGCTTAGAAACATTGCCAATATCCAAAAGACACTTGAAAGTGCATTTGCTGACATATCTGTAGATGATGGCAGTAAGTTTAATTACTCAGACATCTTTGTTCATCTTAATAACTCTATTGCTTCAATGCTCAAAGGTTGGGAAACAAGCAATAATACTAAGATGGTAGAAAAACTTGTTAAGTTTATTAATGAGATTCAAAGTGTAGAGATTCCTGATAATGTAGACCCTATCAAGACTCAACTAGAGAAACTAGGTCAAGTACAAAAAGCTCTAAACTCAGCATTTGCTACTATGTCTGCAGGAGATGTAGCTGTATCTGACCCTATCTTAAACTCTATTAATGCTCTAGGTACTTTCTTTGATAACTTAACTACAAGTAATCTTATCTCTTCAGTTAAGAAACTTACTAAGTTTATTGATGATATTAACTCAGTTGAAGTTCCTTCTGATACATCTGCTATTGATGAAAAGATTAGTAACCTAACTAATGTAATGAAGAGTCTTAAGAAACTAGGTAATGATTCATGGCTTGATTCTATTAACTTCATCAGTAAAGGACTAGAAGCTCTTACCTCTAAACTTGATGGTGCTTCACTAGATGCTAAATTTAAAACATTCACTAAACTGATTGACTTTGTTAAGAAGATTAGTGACCTTAAATTAGATGATGCAGGTCTTGAAGCTATGGAAACTAAGCTAGAGAACCTTAAGACAACACTGCAAAAAGTAAGTGAGTTTGATGTTCCTAAACCTCCTGAAATTAGTGAAGATAAGCTCAAAGGGTTTGAGAACTTTAAGAAGCTATCTGACAAGATTAAGGATATTACTGACAGTCTTAACAACATTCCTGATGGTCTAGACCTATCATCTAAGATTGAGTCAGTTAAAAATGCTTTGTCTAAGATTGGTGAACTTGCTACACTTGACATCTTTGGTAAAGATACACCTTTCAATAAGGATGTAACATCAAATATTAAGAGTGTAACTGAGTTTACAAGTAAGCTTAGTAGTATTGCTTCATCATTGAATGAAATCAACTCAATAGAAGACCTTAGTGGTATTCCTGCTAAGATTGAACAGTTAAGACAAGCACTTCAATCAATCACCCAGGCAGGTGAAAACGGTGGAAGTTTAATGTCTATGTTTGATGCCTTTAAAGGTAAATCAGATTATGGTAAACTAGCAGAAGAAGCAAGAAATATGATTAATTCACTTAAGACTATTGCTGATTCTCTGTCACAGATTCCTGATTTGATTAACATTGAAGGTAGTGGTATTGAGACTCGTGTAGCTAAGATTCAATCAGTTCTTAAATCATTGACAGACAGTGATACAGGAAGCTTTATCCAAGACATTGGTAAGCTTGCTAAAGTATCTGAAGCTGTAGGTCAAGTAACCTCTGTAGTTAATAGCTTTAAGACAATGGCAGAAACACTCATGACAATCCCAGACCTAATCAATGTAGAAGGTTCAGGTATTGAAACAAGAGTTGCTAAGATTAAATCTGTACTTCAGTCTCTTGCATCTTCAGATGATTCAGGCTTAACTACAAGCTTGCAAAACATTCAGAAGCTATCATCTAATATTATGTCTGCAGTACAAGCAGTCAATAATATCTTGATTATTGCTAACGCTATTAATCAATTCCCTGAAGTAAATGCAGATAACTTCAACAATAGTATTAATGCTATTAAGACAGCTATTGAGAGTCTTTCAGGTATCAATGATAATGATGCTATTGTTGGTAACTTAACCAACATCTTAAACACTATCAATCAGATACAAAATGCTCTAGCTCAGTTTGCTTCAATGGCTTCATCACTTGGACAACAATCAGGTACTAACTTCTCTAATGGTTTTGTATCAGGACTTGGAAGTAGAATTGTTGATAAGATGAATGAACAAAAGAATCAAATTGAGAACCTTGGTTGGGAAGCTTTAGGTGCTTCTATCTCTAGCAAGATTGCTAATGGATTTGATGTAAGTTCTGTACTTAACAAAATCCAACAAATTCAATCAGCTATTGATTCTCTTAGAGGTAAGACAGTTGATATTACTATCAATGAAACTACAGTTAAGAGTACCAAGAAGAGACAGCACGGAGGTATTATTCCTGAGTATCATTCTACAGGTGGTGTAGTAGGTAGAAGAAGCTTTGCTTCATTAGGTACTGATACTATTCCTGCTATGCTAACTGCAGGAGAGTATGTACTTAAACGTTCAGTATCATCTATGTTAGGTAAGCAATTCCTTGATAACCTAAATCAAATGAATCTTACACAAGCTCTCAAAGCTCTAGCAGGACACACAGGCCACTCTGTAGTTAACAATACTACTAACAACATTACTCAGAATGTAGATAATAAAGCTTCATTCATTAATGGATTGAGTGAAATTAAGGGGGTAGTTAGACCATGACAACATGTTTAGGTGCTAGGTCAACTTCAGACTTTGTAGCTAGACCTAGAAGGTTCATCCAATACAATGACCTAGTGTTTAGTGGTACTGAAGCTATTAATTCTAGTCCTTCAGAAACAATAACTACTAAGTATGAAACTACTGAGTACATGTTTAGGAATGGTAGTTATTGGAAAATCACTGGAGACCAAGTTCTTCTTAAAGATGATAAGATTACTCTAGACCTATCAATTAGAACTACAGATTGGGATATGATTAATATCCAAGCTCACCAAGACTTCATTAAGGATAACTTATTGACAGTAGGTAAGCTTTGGGCTATTGACACTGGTGGTCAGTTAATATGGTGTAATGCTATCCTAGACTCTTATACACCTACTTATGAGTGGACTTTTAGAGACAATGGATACTTAAGCTTCCAGGTATCATTTACTAACCCTGATGCAGTATGGCATAAAGCAGATGGATATACTACTTTCCTTCTTCCTTATGCAGATTGTAACTTTGTAAACATGATAGCTAGTTGTTTTCATAATGCTACATGTCAAGCTTTCTGTCAGACTTCAAGAACTCTTAATGGTACTTGTGAAGACTGTGCTAAAGATTGCTGTGAATTATCTAAAGCTATTTCTCTATGTGAAGTCCAAGGGGATGTATGGTTAAGCTTTTATCAAAAGTGTAATAGTGACTACCGTATTATCCATAACTGTGAACTTGGTAGAGAGAGGTTTGGTAATGAAAGACTTTGGGGTGAATCCCACTGTGATGCTTGTGTGGATGGTGCTTGGTCTACTAAGTTCTATTCAGACACTGTAGTTGAGTCTAGAGATGTAACAATTACTCTACAAGGTAAATTTAAAGACCCTAGAATCATGATTAATGATACTATGGTTAAGCTTAAAGGTACTTATGACCAAGGTTATCTATCTATTTCAAGCACTGGTTTAGTTCAGTCATTTAGCTGTCCTACAGATGCTTTATGTGGAGAAGCTGAAGTTGTAAGTAATGAGAATCTAACACTGTGTGACAATGTATGGTGGCATATCAAGAGAGGATATAATATCATCTCAGTTGATGGTGTTACCTCAGAATCATTCTGTGTATTTATTGACTATGAAAGGTTGACTATCTAATGAACAAACAATCATCAGTAGGACTTACAGAAGAACTACTTACCAATCTAATCAACACTGTAGCTCTTGAATACCATTTCAGAATTACAGTAGAAAAGTATTATTCATTACTCTATGTTAAAGGCACATCAGATGAAGCTGTGAGAAGCTCTCTAACAAAGAAACTGCAGTTTGCAAAGGAAACACTAGAGAGAACTACAGAACAGCGTAGAAGCGTTATGAGAGCCTTACAGAGCCTTTCTACTGAGGATGCTAACCAAGACTTGTGGTGTTCACTTAAACATGCTTCAGTTCAAATGATTACTGCTTTTGAAGCTTGGCAAGTAGACATGAATAATGCAGAGGTAGAAGAAATCTATCATTCTGCAGTAGAGTTATTCAATGTAGTTGTAGCAGGATTCTTAGGATTCTACCCACAACCATGTAGTGCTTGCTTTGCTGACTCTATCCGTTCTCAGGAAGAGATGAATGAAATCATGTCTAATGTAGAATCAAAGAGTGAAGATATGTCTGAAAAAGCTGTAATGGCTAGAGCTGTGGAGGTGTTCGGAGATGTCCCTGACTCTATATTGGAAACCAACTAAGGACACTAGACACTACATTACTAATGATGTATTCCTGGGAAACAGTATTAGTGTAAGTCATAAAATTATGGACACACCTAGTATTAGTTTCCAACTTCCTACTGAAGTGCTGATGGATAGTCCTATTCCTGATGCACAATTTGAGTTTGTTCTAACCTTTGATAATGGTCATATCTTTCATGGTATTACTGAAAGAATTGATTCAGACCATGTAACAGGAGTTACTACTATCCAAGCAGTCCATGTAGCTACTGAACTTCAACACAGAAGAGTACCTACAAACTATGCCATCAAAGAACTTACCCTAGGTGAGATATATACTTATGATGAGTATATTAGACCTGCTTCAATGGGTGAAGGTGGAGAGATTATCTCAAACCAAAAACCTAGAGAAGAAGATAAGAAAGATGGTACTGAGCCTGAAGAAAAGAAAGTAACTAAGACTGGTAATAAGACCATCAACACTGTAGTTAATGAAGATGGTAGTAGAACTAAGACAACTACTTATGAGATGTCAGATGGTACTACCAGGGAAGTAGTCAGTCACATCACTAAGGTAGTTACTGGTAAAGGAGCTTATGTTCAAACTACAGTAACTACTAGACCTGATGGTACTGTTACTACTACAGTAACTACCAAAGATGGTTATAATAAAGGTAAGACTGAAGTAACTACTGAAAAGCCTAAAGAGGATAAGGATGTAGATAAGGGTGACAATACTACTAAAGATGATGGTATCTCAGTAAACTATGTTGAGTTATCTAAACTTAGTGGTATGTTCAATGATGAGAATTGGACTTATAAGTTCACTGAAGAAGGTACAGATGATATTGTTATCACTTACCTATTCTCTAACCAGGATAAGCTACAAGCTCTAACAGATGTGTGTAAACAGACTGAGGATGTCTTTTGGAGAGTATCACTTACTGAAGAAAGGACTATTGAGATTGGTAGGTTTGGCCAGTACAAAGAGTTAATGGTTAATGAAACTAACTTGTTAGGTAATGAATTAGTAACTCAAAGAGACTTCACCACAATCACTAACTATGGTATCTATCTTACAGATAAGTCAGACTCAGGTACTACTACTCTTACTCTTAGGGATGTCTACAATAGACCTTACCTACAGAATCCTGACTTTCCTGTTATCCTTACTGGTGAGGAAGTAAATACTGAGCGTAGTTATGACTATATTGACTTAATTCCTTTTGGAGCTAACAATAATGGTGACTATGCTGTACTAGATAAGGAAGGTCTAGCTCTTGAAGCAGGTAGGGTATATGAGCAATCATTCACATCTAATGATGTTCAACCTGTAGCTAACAACAATAAAGAGCTATCAGATGAAGATAGGCTTGTAGCTAGTAGACAACTCTACACACAAGCAGTAAGAAAGCTTATCCATAGTAGAAGAAAAGTAGGTTATACCTTTGACATCAAATACTTACCTAACAACTACAATGTAGGAGATAAGGTAAGATTGACATTTGTAGACAGACTTCTTAAGTCAGAGAAGTGTTCTAAATACTTCAAGAAAATAATGTCTATGGATGATTACTTCTACATCTCAGAGATTCAAGTTACAACTACCTATGATGGATTCACAAGCTTTAAATTAACAGTAGAGAAATACTTATACAATGATAAGGAGGTATAGATGCAGACAGAAGCACAGAAGCTCTTAAATGCTGTCAATTCATCTACAGAGAGATGGAAAAGACAAGGGTTTCAAAGAAGGTTCTCAGTAACCGACTTGCATGGTATTGAGTATCAATCAGTAATGACAAGTAATGTTCCTGCTCAGTTCTATACATCAATATCTTATGACTTTGATAAGTTTGCTCATTGGTGGTTTAAAATCATTGTTAGACCTTATGGAGTTAAGACAGGACTTAAAGAAGGTGGTTCTACTAAAGGGTCAGCCTTTGGTGGAGATAAGAAGTATACTGGTGGTGATATTACTTATGGTGGTAATACACTTCCTGCAAGTTTAGTACAGACTATCCTTGATGGATGTGCTAAGTACAATCTACTTCCTTCAGGTGTCATTGTACAGCTCTATATTGAATCTAACTGGGGTAACTCAGCAGTAGCTAAAGCAGATAATAACTGGGGTGGTATTACTGGTACAGCAGGTACTAGACCTTCAGGTGTTGTAGTTACTACAGGTAGTGCTAGACCTTCTAATGAAGGAGGTACATATATGCACTTTGCTTCTGTAGATGACTTTCTAATTGACTACATGTACCTACTTGCTGAACAAACTGCAGGTAATAACCAAAAGATGTATAATGTCCAAGGTAAAACTACATTTGATGAGTTTATTAAAGGACTCTTTCAAGTTGGTGGAGCTTTGTTTGACTATGCTGCCGCAGGGTATGCTTCATACAATTCCTTAGCAAATGGTGTTAGGTCAGGTATTAACTCAAACAATGATAATATCCTAGATAAGATTGATGCACAGTTACTACAGCCTACAAATGCTTCTGATGGTTCTAATGGTTACTATGACCTTATTGATGGTAATGCATTTGGAGACATCATTAGAAGTCACTGGGATGGAGCTACAGGTGCTTGGCAACCTCATGTAGCTAGGGTTAAAAGAGCTATAGCTATTGCTACTAATACACCTGAAGAACAGTTCATTACTTACCCAGGACACCAACCAGACCAATCACTAGCAGTAGACTTCATGACTAATGATAACTATAGACTTGGTGATACTATTGCAGGTTTTGTTATTGAGAACATGGATGAACTTAATATTGACTATGTAATTTGGGGTCAGAAGTTCTTCATGAATGTCAATAATATCTATGGGCCAGCTAGGGTATGGAGCTTAATGCCTGATAGAGGTAATAAGACTCAGAACCACGGAGACCATGTTCACGTTTCATTTAAGCCTACTGACAGCATGAATACTGGTACTGTATTCCACTCATCAGGTGGAGGTGGACAATCAGATGGTAACAACAATAGAGGGTCAGGAATGTCTGACTTTGGAGGTATTGTTGGTACTGCTAGTAGTGGTGAACCTAATGGAGCTACAGGAGAGGTACAGACAGCTACAGAGACTATGAAGGTACTTGGTGAGCTAGACTCACTCAAAGGTACTACACTTGGTAATGGTGAGTGTTATGGTCTTGTAGCTTGGTACTCAATGAAACTAGGTGGTGTAGGACTTGGTGGTGGTATTACTGGTATTACTCATGCCATAGGTGATACACTATCAGCTAGTAACATTGGTGTAGGTTATGATTGGAATGCTGTAGGATGGAAGGTAGTACCTACATCTAGAGAAGCTATGAAGGTAGGAGCTATCTTTACTGAAACCAATCAATACAGTCCTTATGGACATACTGGTGTTATTAAAGCTATCAATGGTGACACAGTTACTACACTAGAGCAGAATGTATCAGGTCAAAGGTTTGTAGTTGAGAGACAAAGAACTATGGATGATATGCTCAGTGGTGGTAGACACCTTATCTATCCTCCTGAAGTAGCAGGTGGTAAGAGTATTGGTAATACTGATGGCTCACTTACTAGAAACTATGTAGCTAAGTTTGCAGGAGACATCAAAGTTAAGATTGATGGTATTGACTTTACACCAATGTTTAAAGCTCAATATGATGGTAAATGGATTGACAAATACTCAGTATTCCCAGATGATAAACCTAACCACGGTTATGATGTGATGTTAGGAGCTACAGCACTGACTGAAGAACAACAAAAGAAAATCTTTAGAAGTGGTGAGCATCTAGTAGAAATTACTGGTTCAATGCAAGCAGATGTTATTTTAAGAACCTATCTTAAATATAATCACTTAAACTAGGAGCAACAATGAATTACACCAATATCCTTCATAAGAAGTCTCTTAAGCTCTCTGTAGTTAATAGACGGATTGACTTACTAGACAGACACTTACTTAATCACCCTGAAGACTACCAAGCAGTTATCTGTATCCTAGCTCTTAGGTCAGAAGCTCTTAGAAGAACTAGGGAGATTAAACAACTTAATTACTTAGCTAAAGTAGAATTATATAAATAAAGGAGGTACACCGTATGTGTACAAACTGTGGATGTAATAGCTGTAATGAATGCAATGAATGTTCAGGACAATATAGCTCTAACTGCAAACCTATTCTTGATGTAAACTGTCTTCCTACACTTGGTAGAACTTCAAGACATTACTTGTATCGTACACCTGATTCTAAGTTGTGGTATGCAAATGCTAACTGTACTGCATGGCTTGAATTGACAAGAGATGAAGCTACAGAAACTAATCAGCTTAATGTTCTCCTAGACTTGACTAATAGAGTCATTGAAGTAGAAAAAGCTATTAAGGCTTTGGATGAGAAGAAACCATCTGACAAAGAAGATAAACCTACTGATAAAGATAAGACCCTCTCAGAAGCCCTAGAAGCCCTTAAAAAGGAGCTTGAAGGTAAGGCTAGTGTAACAGGACTAGAGGAAGCAAACAAAGCAGTACAGAAGCTCTCAGATGCCTTAAACGCTAAAGAGGACAAAGATACTATCTATGATGATTCTGAAATTAAGAAAGCTCTTGAAGAAGTAAAAGCTACTGTAGCTAAGCTTGAAACTAAAGAAGATAAAGATACTATCTTTGACCCTTCAGGATTGGAAGCTAAAATTACTTCTGTTGAAACTAGACTTACTACTTTAGAATCTACAGTAGAGACACTTAGAGTAGCTAAAGAATCTCTTGAAGCTAGAGTTACTTACCTTGAAGAACAAAGTAGACATGACAACGACCACTTGTAATTGGAGATAAATAATGGCTATTAAAATTAAAAGAGAAGAGAGAGAAAACAACTTTCCTCTCATCATTGTAACTGACACTAGACCTTATCTTAATTGGACTTATGAAGGTAGTCTTGAAACTGATGATATGGTTAAGGATGTACTTAAACTACAGAACACTCCTTCATATAATGAGACTATTAACTCAGTCCTACTCTATGCTCCTTTCCTATATGGTACTCAGTGGGCTAGTTTAATTAACCTATTCAACCAACCTATTGTAGGTGAAACTTATGGTGTAGGTGCTATGTTTAAACTAGAAAACCCTGACTATAAAGATACTCAAGGGGAAACTAAGTTCGGTCTAGTAACTGTCAACCAACCATTGACTATTCAAAAAGATGTTTCATGGGAATCACTTAAAGATTATAATGACAATGGTATTGTCTCTATGATTAACTATAGTGACATTGAACGTAAATAGGAGGTATTAAATGGGTGACTGTATTTCATGGTGTAACCCTGTATTTAAGAGGGTAGAAGCACTACCTGACCTAGACTATGCAACTAGAAACCATGCCTATATTATGCCTGACAATAAAGCCTATATCCTTAATGAAAATGGTGATGGCTTCACTGAATTAACTTCTACAGCAACTACAGGAGGTACTTCTTATGATGATAAACCTCTTGTAGCTAGAGTAGAAAAACTAGAAGCTAAAGAAGATAAAGATACAGTGTATAATGATACTGAGTTGAAAAACCGTGTATCAGCACTAGAAGCAAAAGAAGACAGTGATAAACAAACACTTACTTTGAATGGTACTACACTAAGTATTAGTAATGGTAACTCAGTAGAGATTCCTAAAGGTACTACCTACAAGGCAGGTAATGGTATTATTATTACTGAAGATGGTACTATTAACAATTCTGTAGTTGATACCAACACTAAGTATAGACTTAAGTATAATGTAACAGGTACACCTACAGAGGTTAATTTCACTTCATTAAATCCACAACCAAGTAATTATCCTTTAGCTCCTAATACTATGAAAGTAACAGGTATTAACCATCAGGATGTGTTGTCAGCTTCAGAGCTTGTAGTTAAGTTTCCTAAGATTACTTATACAATTTCAGGTAGTGGTTTTGCTAAATCTGAGAAAACAAACCTAGAGGTAGAGTTAGTAATTCCTGTAACTATTATTGGTGATACTACACTTAAAGGTTATGGAACACTAACAACACCTTATGGTAATATCAACATTTCATTTGAAGTCAGAAGAGGTGAGGAAAGTTACTTTGCCTTTAGCTTTGATTTCTTCAAGTTAGATATTAGAGATAGTCTAAATGTATTACCAGAACCAATGCTTAATGTACCAATGTCTATTGATAACATCACAAAAGGTACAATCTTTGGAGCTAACTTTGCAGATGAGTTCATTATTGAAACTAAGGTAGCTGAACCTACACTTATCATCAACCAACTATATTACACACTAGAAGAGGTAACTAACTAATGAAAGAATATGGCATTGTTAAAAGGCTTCCTGTAGGTAGTGTTGATAACTCAGTATTAGATTCAATCAATCTTTATCAGTTTGATAATAATGTAGCTATGCTTAAGATTCTATCTGAATATGCTATCTACTGTAACCCTACTGATTTTGCTGATAAAAAAGTATTCTATAGAGGTTTTGTCTATGAATATGCTGATGGTGTATATAGACCTAAGAAGCTTTATGACTTAGATAGACCTAGAGTATTATTTACCTATGGTAAGACTTATAATAGATATACTGATTCTATTATTTCTGACTCAGACATGTATGGTCTTTGGGTAAGGACTAAAGGTACTTATCAAAGTCAATTTGTAGGATTCCTACATCCATCTAACAAGGCTGTAGCTGATAACTCAGATGTTAAAGCTTATGCAACTATTGACCTCGGTAATGGTAAGTCAGTATCTAAGGTACTAATTAAAAAGAATGATGCTACCATCACTCTAGTAAATAAATAGGAGGTACTAGATGGCTTGTACTGGATGCAATGATTGTGAATGTATTGAAGCTAAAAATAAAAAAGACATTGAAGACAAGCTAAGAGTCCTTCATGACTTAGTATGTGTTATTGCTAATGCTAACTGTATTGACCTTCCTAGAATCCTATCTAAGGGGTTCTACATGCTATGGTGTATTCTTAGAGATATTCTTAGGATGCAACAAGAGATTGACCTTACAGTGTTTAAGAAGCGTGATGAGGAACTATGTAGAAAGATTTCAGACTTAGCAGTAGAAGTAGAGAAACAACTTACTGCTAACAAAGAGAACTCTAGAATCCTCAATGAATATAACACTAAACTAGCTATCTACAATGAAGCTATGGAGACTTACAATAGAAACTACAAGCTCTATCAAGATGGTCTAGCAAGCTTTAACAAAGCTAATAAGGACTATGAGACTTCTGTAGCTCAGTATGAAAAAGACAAAGCTAACTATGATAAGCTAAGAAGTGATTATGCTACAGCTCTTGCTAAGTATAATACTGACTTAGAAGCTTACAGAAAAGTAATGGCTGAGTATACTAAAGCTGTAGAGAAGTATAACAGTGATATGGCATCATATAACGCTTCTAACAGCGAGTATGCACGTCTTAAGGCTGAGTATGATAGAAAGCTTAAGGAATACAATGACAAGCTTAGAGAGGCTGAGAAGGCTGAATCTGACTATCAAACAGCTATTGTTGAATATAACAAAGCTATTAAGCAGTGGGAAGCAGGACTTATAGGTAATATTGGTTATACCTTTGAGTTCTCAGAAATTGAGAATACAAATAATGACCTTGAAGATGAGTACACATTTGATAAGAATACTGGTAACTTTACTATTAAGTCTCCTATCAATGATGGTACTGAAAATATTGGTTATTGGGTTCTTAGAGGTAAAGTAGGATTCAATGCTAGCTACAGTGCTATTACTGGTGGTGTAAACATCAAGGCTAACAGTGTTACTATCCAAGAGGTAAGTTATGATAAGGTATCTCCTAAAGTAGCTAACTCAAACTTTAGTATCACTTATAAGAAACCTAATGGTGCTGTTATCTGGTCTAAATCATATAGAGGACAATCAGCATTTACACAAGCACTAGATGTTACTTATCCTTTATCACATGACATCAACATTAATCAAGGGCAGTCTCAAAATATTGACTTCCTATTTTATGATGATATGTGGGTTTCAGGTTCTAAGAACAAGGTATCACTTAAGATTACAGCTCCTACTATTTCACTAGAAGGTAGACCTAAAGAACCTACTAAGAGAACTGTAGTTGTACCTGAGAGACCTACTGAACCTGTAGCTCCAGGTGGTAATAGACCTGTAGAACCTACTAGACCTAATCAGACAGAACCTGTAAGACCTAATGAGCCTACAGTAACAGAACCTATTAGACCAGCACAACCTACAGGAACTAAACCTACAGAACCTATTAAGCCTACAAGACCTGAAGAACCACAACTCTTTGAGGTTAAAGCTATTAGTGTTACTTGTGGTGACTTAACACCTGTACCTAAAGAATTAACAGGAGGTAAATAATGTCTTGTTTAGGACAATGTGGAGATTGTCAATGTGAAAAGATTGATGTTTGTGTAGAGGTAGAACAAAGACAAGATGTCATGGAAAAGAAGCTTAAGGTCTTAAAAGACTATGCTTGTTTATTAGCTAATACATCTTGTGTAGGTCTACCTAAAAGATTAGCTCAATATGCTTACTTCTTATGGTGTTTCCTAAGAGATTTGCTTACTATGGTAGTCAATTTAGATAAGCGTGTAGATAACCTGTGTGCTGTAGCTAACTGTCATGAAAAGAAACTAAATGCTCTTGTAGACTTCCTTATTGGTAAGCTCAGTGATAATGTAGAACTAGTAATGAAATCAAGTACCACTGTTAAAGATACAGCAGGAGGTCAGACTTACACTGTAGTTAAGACAGACAGTAATGGTAACTTCACTATTGTATGGAACATGGTAGACACTAAAGAGGTTGGTGTAGGTAATGTTTATGGTAAAGTAATTCATAGCTACACACCTAATAAGGATGGTTCTATCCATGCTAAGATTACTGGTATCACAATCAGTAGAATTAAGTATGTTAATAAAACAACAACTACAGAACACAATGGTAGATTCACTATTTATGATGCTAATGATAAAGTTATCTATCAGAAAGCTTATGACCCTGGCCAGTCATTTGAACAAGAAATTAATCAGACTCTAGACTACAATAAAGAGTTTGACTTGAAACCTGATGGTGGTTCATCTGATGCCTTCAAGATGTTGTCTACACTTGATGAATGGGTATATGCACCTACTAGAAGTGCTATTACTGCTCAGTATATTAATAACAATCCTAATATTGGATTGCCTACTGACCCTTGTAATGTACTATGTGGTGCTTGTGATTGGTCAGATGAAAAGATTGCTGAGCGTAAGCAAAAGGAAGAAGAAGAGAAAAAGAAAAAAGAAGAGGACACTAAACCTAAAGAAGAAGGTAAGTAGAATTGAACATATCAGTTGATATTTTAATGACTACTGTAGGGGGGGCAGTATCAACACTATCTACATGTGTAGGTATTTACATGACAATTAGGAAAAGCATTAGAGAAAGTAGAGAAGAGAGAGTACAGATAATTGCTCATCAAAATCAATTAAATGAAACTCTTACTAAACTTACTAATGATGTCAGAGAATTGGTTATTGAGAATGAAGCTCAGCAAAAGCAATTAGAAGCTACTGAGAGCTTCGCTAAGAGCCATTTTAGGATGGAGCTATACAATGCCCTTACTAAGGCTCTAGAGCGTGGTTACACCTTTGTAGATGAAGCTACAGAGATTGCTAAGATGTATACCATCTATCACAATAATGGTGGTAATGGTGAGATTAAATTACTCTATAGCAAGTATGATAAACTAGAAATTAAGGAGGAAAGATACAATGATTTTTAGTAATAAAACTTATGATGTACTTAAGTTTGTAGCAATTACTTTTATTCCTGCTTTAGCTACCTTTGTAGGTACTGTAGGTATTGCAGTAGGATACCCTGAAACTACAGGTGTTATTGTTACTGTATTGACTGCTTTAGGTACTTTCATTGGTGCTTTGGTAGGTCTATCAAGCACAAGTTATAATAAAGGAATTGAATGATGAGTTATCAAGACTTTAAAAATACTCACCTTGGTAATGGTTATGACATTGATGGTTGGTTTTCTTTTCAATGCTGGGATTTTTATGCTGAGTATTGTAATTGGTTAGGTGTACCTTATGCTAACTGTACTGACAGTGGTTATGCTAAAGACCTATGGACTCAGAGACATAGCAATGGTATTCTTAACTACTTTGATGAAGTAGAAGTAATGCAACCAGGAGATGTAGCTATCTTTGATGTTACACCTTCAACACCTTATTCACATGTAGCTATCTTTGACAGTGATGCAGGTAATGGATACGGTAACTTCCTAGGACAAAACCAAGGTGCTCCTGAAGGTGTTACTAACATTGTAGCTCTACCTTACTCAGCTACATTTGCTACTGCTTTTAGACCTAAACAATCTAATAACACTGCAGTAGTTACCAACAACTCAGAACCATCTTCTGTAGTTAGTGGTATGAAGAAAGATGATTACTTCATTGATGTATCAGCTTATCAACCAGGAGACCTAACAGACATCTGTAATGCTAGTGGTACTAGAAATACTATTATTAAAGTTACTGAAGGTACTGGATGGTTGTCTCCTGTAGTTACTCAACAAACTAATACAAGTAACTGTGTAGGGTATTATCACTTTGCTAGGTTTGGTGGAGATGTAGGCTTGGCACAAGCTGAAGCTGACTTCTTTATTAGTAATCTACCAAGCAAACCTAGATACTTAGTATGTGACTATGAAGATAGTGCAAGTGGTAACGTACAAGCTAACACTGATGCTGTAATTGCCTTTATGGATAAGTGTAAACAAGCAGGCTTTGAACCTATTTACTATAGCTACAAGCCTTATACACTAGCAAATGTCTATATTGACCAAGTAACAGCTAAGTATCCTAATAGTCTTTGGATTGCAGGTTATCCTAACTATGAAGTAACTCCTACTCCTTATTGGGGTGTATATCCTGGTATGGAACACATGAGATGGTGGCAGTTTACTTCTACTGGTATTGCAGGTGGACTAGATAAGAATATTGTATTGATTGATGATGAAGTAACATCATCTAGCGTAGAAGAAGAGGATGAAAACATGAACTTTGTTGTAAGAAATCAAACTGGTGATAGTGGTTATGTAGCTGTAGTTAATGGCAGAGTATTTGGTATTGGTGATATGGAAACTGTATTCCAACTACAGAATGCAGGAGCTAAACACCTTAATCTTCCTGATGCTGACTTTGGTAGATTCATTGATAGTCAATCAAGAGATGCACAAGAGATTAAGCAAGCTATTGCTGATGCCAATGCTAAAGTGGTAGAAGCTATTGAAAAGATTAAATCTACTTCAGTACAAGATGCTCTTGGTAAAGTTACTATCAAAGGTAATCTTGAAGTATCAAACGAGGGATAATGATGAAGAAACTACTTGCTACTGTAACTGTTTTACTTGCCCTTGGTGTAGCTACTGTAGCTCATGCAAGTGTAACAAGTAACTATAACCCTGATACTAGGTATAATAGATATGGTTACAATAATGGTACTGAAGGTAGAGTGATTAATCGTTCTACAAGTGGTGCTTTCCTCACTTACTTTGATAACTACAGAGTTTATAACTTTGTTAGTGAGACTAAGAATAGTGATGGTACTGTAACTAGACTATGGCAACCTAAGAAGGATGTAGCTGTTATTACTGACTATAACTCTTTCTCTTATGCTAATGATGGTGCTAAAGTCTATAACTTTGATGAGTTTGGTAATCAATTACCTGAAGAATCAACTGACTTTAAATCACTAGAGTTCTTAGGAGAGTTCAGTATTAACAGTTGGACAGCATACAGATTTTGGAAATAGTGGTATAATAGGCTTATAGCCACACCACTATAAAATTTAAAGGAGTAAATCACCTCCCCAACTAGGTCAACTGGGTTACAATGACTTAGTGGCTATATAAGGCTCTTAGAAGACGTTCTAAGGGTCTTTTATTATACACTAGTATATTTACCTTAGGAAGCTAGTAGAATTGATTACAGAGCAAATTAGGGCATAATAAAAGGCTATAGAAATAAATCTATAGCCAGTGAAATCTTCTAGTATTTTCTAGAGTTTGAAAAGAGTTTGTTGTTAAATATTTTGCGTTAAATTTTACATTGTATTTTAGTTAGTTTTTATTGTTGTTCAAGCACTAAAAACTATAGTGTAATTTATTCTAGTTTTCTTCTAGTGACTTGATACGCTCAAGTCTTTTTTCTGTAGCTTTAGCAATTAAACCAAGCACATAAGATAGTGTAACAATGGCAATCCATAGAATACCAATGACAGCACTAATGAAATAGAATAAGTCCTTTAAGTCCATCATTCACCCCCTTCCAGTGTTTCCAATACATATCTACCCATAAGAATGGCATCAGCTTCATCATCATTAATACCATGTCCAATTAAGAACATAGTCTCAGCTACAGAGATTGATGTCTGCTTTTGTTCATCCCTTGTAGCTTTCCCTTTACCTAGTCCAAAGTGTTTCTTCCAGGTGTTAGGGAATACTTGAATAAGGTTAGCTTCAGGTAACTGACCTAACAGTATACCTTGTGCTAGACACAGTTTCTTGACTGTCTTAATGTTCTTAAGGAAGAAAGTATCCTCAATAACTACAGTATCGATATTATATTCTCTACTAAGCTCAGTAACTTTATCAGCCATCTTCCTTACACGGACTAACCAATCCTTACCAGTAGGTTTAATGTAACCATACTTAGTAAGTTTATTACCTACATAGAGAGCATAACCTGTACTTGTAGTTGATACATCAAGAGCCAATATTACTTGTTCTTGTGTTTCCATTTAGTACCTTCTCCTTTAGCCCTTAGATACCTTCTATAAGGCTGTGTAATACCTATATTAAGCTTCTCAGCTAGTTTATAAGCAAGATGGTTCATAGCTATGATTTCATACAAGTCAGCTTGTCTTTGTCTTATCCGTCTTAACCTCTTTGTATAGAATCTTTGCTGAGATGAACCATTCCTGTATTGCTTCTTAAGTCTCTTGATTTTGTTGTATTCCTTTTCTAAGTCTATGTATTTCTTCATAGCCTTATATGCTTCAGGAGACTTGTCTACTTTGCTTATACCACGGACTCTAGGTAGTTTATCCTTAGAGCCTTTAGGTCTACCACTAGACTTAAGAATTGGTATACACCACCACAACTAATCTATCATCACCACTTCCAGTAGCAGTAATTTGTTTAATAGATTTGTTGTTGTTTTTGATTAGGTACTGATTGATTTTAAATTCAACATCTAACAAATTACCTTGATAGAATTGAACACTATCTTTAGGATACATACTGATAATATCTTCTTCATTGAACCATTCATTAGTTCCATTGACATTAACAGCATAAGCTCCTTTACCAATGTTAGTAATTACTCCTGGTTTATTATTAACCAAGACTAATTGACCAAGACTAAAAGTCAAAATTACCACCTCCACAATTAAGTTTATATGGCAGATACTTAGATGTAACTACATCATCACCATAACCTTTAGCACTTTCAATAGCTTCTTCTAGAATCTGTAGTTTAGTTTCTTGGTAGTCAGCTAAGTGAATTAGGTAAGACTCAATACACTGTGGTTCCTCTCCAAAGTCTCCATGATGTTGACCAATAATAGCCATCAAACGTAGGTAAGTACCCATAGAATACTTAGTAAGGATGTCAGCTTCTAGTTTAGTAAGAAGGTGAATACCAAACAGTGTATGAGGTACAAATGAGTTCTCATGTCGTTGTCCATTCAAATACTCAAATGACTTACCAAAGTCATGGATGATACAACCAATGATGAGAGCAGGCATGTCAACACTATTTCTGATGTTATTGTAGAATACATCAGTACTATCCCCACCAAACATAAAGCTACATAGCTGAGAGAATACCTTAACTGTATGAGCAGGTAGACCACCTTCATAAGCATCATGGACACTGACAGCACAGTAACCTTCTAAGAAGCCTGGTGTAGCTTTCTTGATTAATTCTACAGCATTATAGATATAGCTAACTACAGGACTTGTAAAGTCTCCTGTGACTTGTGTAAACACATCTTCTAATGCATTTGCAAATTCAGTATAGTCATTGTACTTAATCTTACTCATCTTCTTCCACCTCAATAGTAAGCTTGAATCCTTCAGCAACATCACCTGTAATTTCATCAACACAACCTGTAGTTGCAAATAAGTCTGACAAAATTACATTTGTAAACAAGTCATGACAATTAAATAATTCATGAACAGCAGTAGACAAGATAAGATTATCACCATCTTCCTCTGCTTCATTAAGTGATTGTGCTTTCAAAACAAGACGCATGAACAAAGCAGATAGGTTAGTAAGTGGGTGATGGATTTTAACAACTTCATTACCATCACTGTTTGTAACAGTAATTGTTTGTGGTTCACACTCAATATACTTTTCCATAAGAATGTTATCAATAACTGCAATAAGCATCTTACCATTAGTAACAACATATTCTCCAGGTTTAATACCATCTTCACCCACAAGTAGTCTATTAAGGCTCTTGTAGTTATTTACAGAAAGTAGTTGTTCACTGTGAATTTTCTTGTCATTTTGATATAGGTTGATAGTGTAAAGATAGTTCATTTTAAAATTCCTTTTCTGTTAATCATGTTTACCCCAAGCTGAGCCAATTTCAATATCAGCTACAAGAGGTACTGTAATTTCAATATCACAGATTTCAAGGACACTTGGATTTTCCATGTGTTCTTTTACTTTTTGAGCATATTCTTCAGCAACATCTTCATCTGCTTCAACTAGAATGGCATCATGTACTGAACCAATAATCTTATACTTAGATTTGTCTAGTGATTCATCTTCAAGAATATCTGCTAAAGCACTAATAACTAGGTCACTTGCAAAACCTTGGACAGGAGTATTAATAGCTTGTCTTTCAGCTTCACTAACATCCTTCCAATTCCTGCTCTTAAGGTTAGGTAAGAAACGTTTGCGACCAATAGGGCTATAAGTATACCCATACTTCTTAGCATAGTCTACAAACTTCTTATGCATGTCTAGTAGCTTTGGATATGAATTAAAGAAATCATCACGGATGTCTTCAGCTTCTTCTAAAGTAATATTCATTCCATAGCCTTTAGCATACTCCTGGTAAGTCTTAGCTGACATACCATACAAGAGACCAAAGTTACAGTTTCCTTGGATAGATACTTTACCATTATGTCTAATAACAATATTATGTTCAGGAACAGTTACACAATACACAGTACAATTAGTATTGTGGAAAGTTCTTGTATCTATGTCCTTACTTTCAAATCTACTTAGACATCCTTTATTCATGTTATAAGAGATACACCAATGTTCACTGATATTACCTTCAGCATCATTTCTTTTAGATATTCTAGCTCTTATACCTGACTGTATAGCCATAATCTGCATGAAATCAAGTGTGTTTTTGTTTGTAGAAGAAACACGTACTAAATCATACTTATTAACATGACCATCCCAGTATCTAGCTTCATCTAAGTAGACTTTAGGGTCAAGTTCCTTAAGTGATTCTAAAGTAAGTGTTTTATCTACTGAGCAATAACGCTTAACTAAGTTTACAGTATCAAAGTCATTTATAGTAAATGTAGTCACATTATTCTTACTATGAAGTGTTTCCTTGTAGTTAATGTTACTGTCTTCTAAGAGATTCCTAAATCTTGTTATCTTTCTTTCTTTAGTAAAACCAAACCTAAGTATTGTTCTTGACTTATTATAACTACCATCAGCTACAAAAGCAGAAACAAACCTTGTTAAATTATCGTCTATAAATTTAGACTCATCATAATCAAAGAATCCTGCATTAACCCAAGCATACTTAGTTTGTCCATGACCTGCCAATTCTTCATAAGGAGCTTTTTTCATATACTTCCTTGTATTTTGAACTTGGATAATACATTCATGGTTAGGTGTAAGTCTTAGAGATGTATTTTCATTCTCAAAAGTACATACTTTTTGGTTAGCAATTCTTCTAAAATCTAAAGGTTCAGTATAAGAAATCTTTTGAGATTCTATATTATACTGAGCTACAGGTGTCTTACCATCATACATATTAAAAGGTACAAATCCTTTTTCAGTAAGTATTTCAGTGTCTCCTGTGAAACAAGACTTAGCTTCAGTACGTTTTCTCTTTTGTTCTTCAGGACTTAGTTTAGAAGTATCACCAAACAACATCTCTGTAGTTTTACTATGCAAGTCACTACCTGATTGATAAGCATGTATCATGTTTTCATCTTCAGAAAAGATACTAGCTACACGCAATTCAGCTTGTGACATATCCACTTCAATGAATTTTCTACCTTTAGGACATGTAATTACATTCCTAAGTGTTGACTCCTGGGGCACTTGTTGGATGTTAGGATTCTTACAAGTAGTTCTTCCAGTGTCTGCAGTAATGTTAAAGCTTGGATGTAGCTTACCGTCATATTGTGATGATTCTTCCCACAAATTCACAAATTGTAACTGTTTAGTAAGCTTATTATATCTAAGCAAAACATCTAGTATTTCATGTTTTCCTTCTTTTGACCATTCCTCTAACTGGGATTGATTGACTTGTGGTTGTCCACCTTTAGTCATGTGTTTAGTCTCCCAACCTAACACCTCACAGAATAGTCTTACCTTTTGTTTAGCTGAGTTAAAGTTGTCTACTTCAGCTTCTTTAACTATATCAAAAGAGTAAAGTTCTTTTTCGACTTCTTTAAGCTCAGTCTCTATTGTAGCTCTGGTCTCTCCCAATAAACCAAAGTCTATTGTAACCCCTTCTTTTTCTACCTCAATATAGGCATTATAAGCTCTTACTTCATGTCTATAGACTTTAAGTAGTTTATAAGCTTTGACTTTAGGATATAGATAATTATAGAGTCTGAATCCATATACAGTATCCCCCATACCGTACTTAATAAGAGTCATTCTTCTTTCTTCCAAGACACGCTCAGACACTTTAGAGTAATAATCAAGTACCTTATCATAGTCAGTACCATCATCTACAAACTTAATAAGCATCTGTGGTTTATCTAAGAATAAACTACCTTCCAAGTCTTTATAAAGAGCTTCAATCATTTTGTTATATGGTGTAAGTTTCTTAAGCTCAGTATTTTCTAAAGCCCACTCTTTAAGCTGTTTCTTAACACTAGCTACAGTTACCTTTTTATTAGACTTCTTAGTTTCCTTGTCAATATCGTAGTCAATACCAAAGTATTTCTTAACAAGGTACTTAAGTTTAAGTTTAGGTTCTGTAAGCATGTGTGCAAGAATCTGAGTATCACCAAACAGTTTAAGAGCTATACCACACTTCCTAAAGAAGAATAGGCTATCAAACTTACCCCCATGAGTAATAATTTTGAATTGATTAAGGAACTTAGCAATATCTTTAAGCTCACTGTAATTACCATCAACCCAAAGTACATAAGTGTTTTCACTCTCATCTGTAATTTGAATTGACTTAATTTTATCAGTTATATTATTCAGTCCTGTAGTTTCAATATCAACATAGATTTTCTTATTATTACTAAGGTCAATCGTCATACCACTCTCAAAACGCTCTAATTCGCCTTCTGATGGCTTGTAAAACGTTTCTAGGGTTGTTATATAGGTAGGTTGTTTAACACGCTTAGAACGCTTCCTAGAGCTTCTGAGAGCCTTTGACTTTTTTGGCTTTGGTTCTTCTTCCTTAACTTCTTCTTCAACTACAGTCTCTTTTTTCTTTTTAGACTTCTTAGCCTTTTTCTTTTTCAATCTCTCCTTACGAGTATTGATAGGTTTATCAGGTTTATCCTCTGAATATTCCCCACCAAAATCATCATCAAGATTCAATGTCATTTTAAGACTATCATCAATTCTGATAGTTCCTTCAGAACCCATGTGGTTACGAAAACGATTAAACATCTTTACCTTTCTTACAACAGTTCGTCTAGGAGGTTGTAGCATAATTAAAGACTCATACCATCCTTCAAAGAATCCTGAACCATTAATATCACTTGTAGATAAGTCTGAAGAGCCATCTGTTTTTCTTGTGTGATGGACAAGGATAATACTACACCCAGTTTCTTTTCTAAGCTCTGTAAGAGTCCTTAGTTTAGGTGTAACATCCACTTGATGGTTCATATTACCACTACCAAACAAGAGGTATAGAGGGTCAATTACAAGCATCTTTATACTGTTTTCAATGATAGTACGTTTAAGAACTTCAATGTTATCAAGGTTAATACTTGACTGAACATAGTAGATTGGCAAGTCTGTAGTTCCTGCAATGTTCATTAACCTAGATTTTTCTGCAACTAAACTATTCTCACCTTGCAGAATAAGTACACCACCTTGAATAACCTTACGACCATCAAATGGTTTACCACTAGCTACAGCTACAGCCATGTTAGTAATTAGAGTAGACTTGTAGCTCTTAGGAGGTGCTACAATCAATCCTACTGAGTCATATTCCCAAAGACCTTCAATGAGCCATTCTTCACCATGCTCACCTTCTTTAACATCATTGATACCAATGATATGTACTTCGTCTTCAGAAATATTTACTGAACTACTAACTTTCTTTCTACGTTTAGTCTTTGACTTAATTCTTAGTAGAACCTTGTCAATTTCATCCCTATCCCACTTGTCTTGGTCTGTAGACATTACTACAAACTTGACTTCAGAAGACTTAGCCCCTTGCTCATATAGAGCTTTAGCAATAGCATATACATAAGCACTACGGTCAGTAATTTCTCTATCTACAAGAGGTTTTACTTCATATTTTTTGTAAAGTTCTTCCAGGTCATAGTCCTTATTAGGAATTCTTTTACTCTTGACCTTCTTCTTTTTAGTACCTTTTTTATATTTATCATATTCAAGAATTTCAAAAATATCTTGTCTACGGTAAACAACACCATCACCTTTAGGCTCTGATACCTCTTGTGGTGTAGCATACTTATGGTTAACTGTAGTTGGAATCCTATACAAGTGAACAATGTCACTAGCAGAATCAAACTTAAATTTTTTAACCATAGCATGAGCTAACACCTCATAGTCTTTAGGTGCAATTACTTTATCACTTATCCAAAGACCTTGGTATTTATTAGGGCTTGTTTCCCAGTAATAGCTAGGTGGAAACTCTTTAGGGATTTCAGCACCGTCAATATCAGCTACAAGAAATCTAGTAGGTTTGGCATTTTCAAGTAATCTATCCTCACCTTCAATAGGAGCATAGCACATGAATACATTGTAATCATCCTTGTATTCTGTGATAAACTCATCAATTTCACCTAGAGTGATAGTACCATTATTAAATTGCCCACTTGATGCCAAGAGACCTACATGGATTTCATCATCCTTACCAAAGTTTAGAGATAGTACATCCTTAAATTTTTTATCTAATGGCATCCTAGCACCTCTATCCTTCCTTAACTAACAAGCTTTCAATAAAGTCATTATGTGCTTCTTCTTTGGTAGCATCAATAACTAAACCTAGGTCATACTCAAAAAACCAACAATGATTATTTAAAATAACATCTGTATTTACTCTAAAGAAACTCCAAGCATCATGTAGTCTTCCATCCTTATCTTTACTAATAAAGATAATGTCTTCATCAGTACCATATACCAAGATACCGTACAAAGAATGATAAAGATTCCTTACATATTTAGCTTTATATTTCTTACCATAAATTTCTACAGTAAGTGGATATTCATCTTTAGTATCAGTAGAACCAAAACCACCTACACGCTCTGTAGTTACTTCATCACCTGCAGTAATAACCTTAAGGAAAATACCTTGTGCAATAGCATCACCTTTAGTAATAGTAACAGTTTCATCAGATACATTCTTAAGCATGATACCAATATTATTACCAGTAGCATGATAGTCAGAATCAATGATACCTACACCTAGTGGATTCATAAGACCTTTTCTTACAAAGCTAGAGCGTCCATAGATACCAAGCCATAAATCATCTGAGAACTCACATGATACACCTGAGTCAATAGCAATAGTTACACCTGGTTTAAGTTCAACATCTTCAGGAGCTACAAAGTCATACCCAACAGAATTTTTTGTAGCACGCACAGGAAGCAGTCTATCGTCCTCTGTATGCCATTTAATATAACTCATCTGCATATTCCTCCACAAGTGACTTAATCTTGATTACAAGCCTTTTCTGAGCGTCTGGTGACACTACATGTAATCTACTAGCATAATATAGAATTACCATTTGTGTAATATCCATATCTTGATAGTCAATTACCTGTGGTACTTCATAAGTAAAGTCACTTGGTCTTTCATAATTTTTATTTAAGCTAATACGTTTACATAAGAACTCAATAGCTTTATCTAAGTCTTGCTTACCACCCTTATACTTATGTCGCCACACATACTTAATAGCTGTAGCTACAAAGTAATCAAGCTCATACTTAGCAATAAAATCCCAACACTCTACATTGTTAGCATTATAGCGTTGTGGGTTATGTACTTCAGAATCAGAATTTTTTTCTTCTTCTTTTTCAAGAATAACTACTTTGTTACCTTTAGACATATTGAATAGTTTAGAAGTATAAAGTGGTTTATAAACTACATGGTATTCATAGATGTACATACATTCCAAAGGTTCATTTGCATAACCTGGTTCATCTACACGGAAGATGTCACCTACTTTTAAATCTTTAGCTTGCATTTAGAAGCTCCCTTCAATAAGAAATTCTTCTTCAGTAACACCTGCAATTTCAGCAAGTTTTTTGATGGAAGCATCAGAAGCAAGTTTTTTCTGATTGATGTAGTTTTGAATAGTAGTGTGACTTACACCTAAAGCTTTAGCAAGCTTTAACTGAGTCCATCCTTGAACATATAAGAGCTTAGAGATGTTGTAAGCAATAGCTTGCATTTTTTCCTCTTTACTCTTCATCATCCTCTTCCTCTTCTTCGTCCTCGTCTTCTTCCTCATCATCATCTTCAAGGTCATCTTCATCACCGATAGGAAGATAGTCTTTAATTTCTTTAAACTTAGGATTTCCTTCTTGTGGTGCTACTTCAACATTCAATGATTCACCAATAAGGTCTTCAGAATCAATTTCATCTACAGTAACATCAAAGTCTTCAAAACCAACAGCACGAACCATGCTTTGGAAAAGCTGACCTGAGATGTAGTTGTCAAAGAAGTTACTTGTCATGTTAAGTGTCTTACCTACAAAGGTTACTTGTGTAGCTGACTTCTTATCTTTACCAAGTTTTACACGTTTAATCTTGGTAATTTTAACCTCATGGATTCCGTCTTTGATACCTTCTGCATTTTCAAATTTGATTTTCATTGTTATTCTCCTTTAGATTTTTTAGTTGTTTTAGATTTTTTTGTTTTAACTGTCTGAGCAGATGAGTTTTCAGTCACTCCCAGGACTTTATTAATATCACTCCATGTAGGATTGATGAGCCTATCAGGAACAGAATTTTTTTCAGGTGTACGAACCTTAAGAGTATAGATATTAGAATCACTGAGTTGGATTCCATAATAAGTAACTTTTTTAGGTTTACCGTCTACCTTTTCTTTTTTCTGATATGTACGAGCGTTAGCTACAAGAGAACATGAAGCTAGCAAATAATCACGGATAGAACCTTGTAAATCAGCAGTGATAATCTTAGGAAGGTCTTCATCTTCATCTTCAAGATTAATTTGTTTTTCTTGACAAATGACATAGATATTTTTTCCTGCATTTGCAAAGCGTACCAATCTATCAATGACTGAAATCATCTCTTCCTTTGCATAACCATATAGTTGCAAGGTCATGCGTTTAGCTTTCTTATCATTCTCAATAAGATAGTCATAGAGGAATTGTTGGATTTTAGTTAAATGGTCAATAGCAAAGCTATCATAATTTTTTACCTCATCCAACACTTCCAAGAAATCTTCCCAAGACTCAACTGTAGCTACATCAACTGTTTGACCTGATTCATCTACATCATTCATAATTGTAGACAAACCATTGTCAGCGTCAGCAACTAAAATTTTTCCTGGCATGGAAGAAATTAGTTTGGTCTTACCTTTACCAGGCATACCATAAATGGTAGTAAGATTATGTGGTTTAATCTCACTCAGTTTTTTCAACTTAACCATGTAGTTTACTCCTTTAAAAATTTTTTACCTAAAAGGTAACAGATAGTAAGGGAGTCGAACCCTTAACTGTCCTTTACACTATCTCTATAAGCTTTAACACGCTTCCTAGCAAACTTAACTTGATCCTGTGATATTTCTGAGCCTATGTATTTAAGACCTCTCATAGCACATGCTAGGGCTGTAGTACCTGTACCCATGAAAGGGTCATATACAATGCCTTTAGGCTTAGCATACATATCAATAAGCTGTGTTACAAGGTCACTAGAGTATGTAGCTTTGTTTAATTTATTTGAACCATCATTATTTTTTGCTTCAATGTAGTTAAACATGTTTTCATAATAATTCTGGCCACGCTTAGATACTGACTTAACTTTTTTGTTACATTGAAAAGTTTTTAACTCAGACTTTCTACAAAATACATAAACAAATTCACAGATTCTAGTTAGTTTATTACTACTTACATTGTTAGGCAATGCAGATGATTTTTTCCAAACAATAGTGTCAGCTATTGTGAAATTTGTTTCTAAAAGAATTTCATTAATAACACGATACATTATTTCATTAGGCTTGTAATAGTCTTTGTAGTTTTGTGTGTCAGTTCCATAACTCATATTATAAAGAACTACACCATTCTTTTCTAAGATACCATCAAAGCCTTTAAATAAATCAACAGTCCATTGTAGGTATTCATTATCAGTCATATCGTCTAAATGAATATCATATCTGGCCTCGTGATTATCTCTTCTTTTAGAGTCGGTTGAATTTCTGGCCGTGTTGTATGGTGGTGATGTAATTACCATCTGAACTTCCCTTCCTTGGCCAGATATATATTTTATTGTCTGAAAACAATCCTCGTTAAAAATTTTATTTACTTTCATATCTACTCCTTATTATTTAAGTAATGACAGCCAGGGGAGTTGAACCCCTGTAGCACTTAAGACAAATGAAATGTACGCATGTAACGTTATGAAATAAAGAAAGGTAAAATTAGTTTTAGAACAGTGTGTGCTTTAACCTTTGCTGTCTCAGTAGGGCTATAAGCCCTTAAAATTATTTTTTAAAATTTTTTCTATAGTGCTTATCAATTAATGCACTACGTTTGTTGTTTGTAGCTGTATTATTAAACCCTGATAGATTCCAAGCTAGGATACATAGGAAAGCTAGACCAAGACAATACAGTGGATGAGCTACAATGTAGTTAATAATATCAATCATCTATAATAACTCCCATACATCTGTAAGTGGACTATCAAATACCCACATAAAACCTGCTTTTTAAGTTCTTTCTTAGTAAAAGAAGTTCTAAAAAGTCTACCTTCATCTATAGTATCAATAGACCACGCTCCTATAGCTTCCTCATAATTTAGATAGTAATGATTAAAACCTGCTACATCTCTGAATCTTACTCTATATAATTTTTGTTTAGTCATTTTCTACCTCAATAATATTTACACCTTCACTGTTAAACACCCAACCAAAACCATTTTCTTCAAGGAATGTTTTTGTAAAATGTGTTTTAAAGCATGCTGATTCATCTACACTACTCAAAGAGAAAATTTTTTCTTCTCTAGCATAGTTAAGATAACAATAAATATTACTAAAACCTTTAAATTCAACAACAAAAATTTTTTCTTCTTGCTTATATCCATTTAACCAAGCAAGGGCAAATTTTTCCTGATTTTCACCATACTCTAGGTAGTTGTCCACAAATTTTTTTGTTTCTCCTTTACCAATAACTACATTTAAAGCACCTTTAAGCGTGTAGTTTTTTTCTTTCATAAAATCTAAATACTCAACTACTTCTTCAGGTAATACAACTAAATTTTTTTCTTCCATGTTGTTTACTCCTTACTGTTTTATCTTAATACCCTTTTATTGTATCATTAAGAGTTGCAAAATGCAACCCTAAACTGTAAATTTTTTCAAATTCCTTTAAAAAGTGTTGTAATGCCAATCCCTAAAGCTTCAGCGATATTTTTTATTTTCACTAAAGTAGGATTGATATTTTGACTTTTCATGTTTGAGATATGGTTAGGTGACTTACCTAACTTAAGAGATAATTTTGTAACTGTAATTCCTCTACGGTTACACATATCTATTACATTATCCCAAAATTTTTTTACTGATTCCTCATCATCTAAATATTCTCTACCCAATGAATAACCTCCAATCAAAATTTTTTAAAATATATGTATATCAAATACACAAACAAGAACAATCCTAATTCTGAAATCCATTCTATCAATTCATCTTTATCATCAATCAATGCCAATTCCACAGCTAGAAATATTAAAGCAAGCATCACATACTTATTAATTATCATCATCAATTCCTGTAATCTTAATTCTGTTTTCTTCCTCAAAACCATGCACAAGTTCATCCATGTAAGGAGTACCATAATCAGATTTTTTGAAAATAGCATAATCAGGATGATTAATAATAATTTCAATCGTAGAAAGAAAATCCTCAACTACTTTATTAACAATTTTTTCATTGTAGCTGATTTTAAACTGGTGGAAGTGATATCCACGACCTACAATTTTTTCTTTTGGGTTGATACAGTCATAGACAAAGCCTTGCACATTGTAGCCTAAAATTTCTTTCATGACATACATATACACATTACACTGTAGTTCCAAACGTAGGTTCTCAAAGCGTGGTTTATTACTGTAGGTTTTATAATCAACCAACCAAATTCCACCGTCAGCATCCACAACTACAGCGTCTATGTAGCCTTGAAAGTGTTGCCCTGGTAGATACTCAGATAAATCCCACTCAATGAGTTTCTCAGTCTCTATCACTGTACCGATTGACTCTACACCATTGTAATGATTAAGGTATTTCTCAGCTACACGGATTCCGTCAGCTACACCCTTATCAGACAAGCCTTCTTTATTTGCCCACAAGTCAATTGATTGTAGGATACTGTGCAAAGAAACACCATTACCGATACATTCAAGAATGTGGTGTAATGTAGTTCCTCGGTCTAAAGCGTCTTGCCACGGACTAGCTTTTGATAGACCTTTAATATAGTGGCAGTAAAAATCCCAAGGGCTTTCTAGCCACTTGTTAACCCTACTTACTGACCATGTATTACCACAAGGTAATTCATCAGGAACATCAACTACATTATCACGGTAAAAGTCTAATTTTAGGACTCTTTGTAGCTTCCTAAAATTCTTTGTCTTACTTGTCAACCCTCGTTGTTTCCATTGATTGACACTACTAGCACTAACACCTAATGCCTTAGCAAAAACTTTATTAGTAAGACTATACTTATTCATATAGTCACTGACTTGTTTAGGCTCGATTGTTTCAAAAGTCATGTTATAACTCCTTATTAAAATATAGCTATTAATATAGCTTATGACACCTAGACCCCTGACAGTCTAATGCTAGCCTTTCTAGTGTGTCTAAAACCCCTCTAAAATGGTCTATAATCAATTCTAAACCCTAGGTAGTGTATTACTACTTAAGTCATGTTTAAGGCTCTCAAATGCCTTTTTATGAGCAATATGAGACTGCTCCCATGCTCTAGCTGATTGCTCCCAACTAGGTCGGTAAGGTGTATGAAACACCTCATTTGTAGCTTCTTTCTTTTTAAACAAATTCAACATTACTTTATCTCCTTACAATTTGTTATATCGTTTTACCATATCTTTTGTAACTGTGATAATCAAACTACAACTATCTAACTCACTATCTGAAATAGGTTTTCTTATTTCAGCTATTTCATACCTAGAGCATTGACTGAACACCTCTATATAATAATATAGAGCCATTTTGTTTGTCAGTGAAATACGTTTGTATTCTGTCTTTAGGTGAAATTTATCACCATTTGCGAGACTAATAATAAAGTTTTCCATAATCTAACACCCCCACAAGAAAAACCATACTAGCCAAAACAATACAACCAACCATTTTTATCTCCTTATTCATCTATCAATTATTATAAGTAGTCCTCTAATTCAACTACATATATATCATTAATCTGTGGGAAAAGCCTTTTAGCTTCTCTCTCAGCTTTTTTGTAGCTCCAAAACTGCCCAAACATAAGTACACCATAAGAATTACTTTTTATAACAAACTGCATATAAAATTAATCCTCATTTATAACTTTATAGCATGTTCTGAGTGTATCCTCTAATTCCATGATGATGTCTTCCCATAAAACCCCATCATATTCGCTACTGATAAGCTCTAAATTATCAGACAAAATATATGAAATTCTATCTTCTTTTATACTGACCTCTATTATACCTTTTATATATACCATAGAGGTACACCCCTCATAATCTGAGTAGACACCTACATAGCCTTCAACCAAAAGGTTATCATCATCTTTTGGTTCAACAGTTAATCCTTCAACCTTAACAGTTTCAACTAATTGCATATTTATTTCCTCAAATAATAAACTCTTCCAAGGTCTTCTTACCTACAAATTGAGCCCTTACGTAGAACTCATCTCTTGATGGTCTGTAGCTAATCATAAAGTCATTTCGCCCACAATAATCAAATAATTGAACAAGAGCATCACGGTCAGACTTTGATTGACCATACACATGAGCAATCAAAGGAAATGTACTAAATTGTTCAATAATAACCAAGTTAGTGCCCCAATGGTCTAACTCAAATACATCAGTTTCCTTGTTATAACGTGCCTGCCACTGTGATTCTAACTCACCGTAGTAGCCTTGACCAAAGAACATGCGACTGTTTTTATTAGCTGATCCTGTAGCTACTGCTTTTTCAATGATTGTTTGTAATTGTTTAGACATAGTTGTTACCTCTTCTTTATTCCTTATTTATGTAAGGCTCTTAATTACCTTACACTTATATGATACATTATAATGTACCATAAGTCAAGCAAAATTAGCAAAAATTTTAAAAGATATTGATTTTAGCTGATTTGAGTTCTAAAAGTAGGTTAAAACGGATTTTATTAATTCGTTTCAACATATCTTTTTCATCATAATCAGGTGTCATGTGGTCATAAGCCACAAGGCAGTCATGACAAATATCATTTAGGTTGTCTTTAGTTTCAATACTAATATCAAAAATTTGTGATACATGAAAACAAATCTCTCTAATGTTGTCTAATGTAGCTACACTCACCACATTAGCTTTTCTATCCTCGTTAAATTTGCTTACACGTCTTGTAAGTCCCATAATCAAGAATGCGTTTGACATAATAATTACCTCTCTTATTTACCTTTATTTCATCTGTCTATTCTGTTTAATGTAACAGTTGTTCCCAAGTTACCAAAGTAATATTAAGTTAATCAACATTGTAGCTTGGTTTTGGCTTGTCTCACTAGCTCTATGCCTATTATCATAAATAGGGTAGTTACTAGATTATTGATAGCTCCAAAGATAGCTATATCTTTAATACCTAGTAGCCCATTGCAAGGCTACACCATAGCTTGACTATGTTAGGTTTAATATGCATGTCCACAGTTAGGACAAATCATATTACCCAATTCATCTTCTTCTGTATCTTCCATATCATTTGTCTCATCACAATAAGAACAACAAACCATATTGTTCATATCAAGACTAGCAAACAACCAATCTGATTCAAACCAAAGTAAGTCATTCAATTTAGTTTCATCAATTCCATCAGGATAAATTTCCTCTAAAAGAAATTCTAGGTCACTAATCTTTCCTGCTTCTTCAATTTCCTCCCATGTGCTAACTGCACCTGCCCAAGGTTTAAAGTTATTGATTCCTGTTGTAATTGTCAAAGCCATTTTCATTTACCATTGAGCTACTCTTTTGTAGCTCCCTTTCCTTATTTACATATTCATTATACACCATACTGTATCTTATGTCAACAGTTTTATGTACATTTTTTAAATTAATTTTATTAGACTTTTACAAGCCTTAAGGATAGAGAACCCTTGCAAGTTCTCAGCTAGCTTAATCTAGTTATCCAAAAAATAAATAGGATACTGTTTATCATGCCAAGTAAACATACCGTTTTTAATGGTACTATAGGGAATGATTAACCCATTACTTATACCAAGTTCGTCTATACCTTCCAAGAGAAGGATAGCGTCCCCATAGGGTAGGTAACTAACCTTGATACCATTGATTGTACATTGTTTCATGTTTACCCCCTTAAAGCAACTTGAATCAACTCAAAGCAATCTGAATCGTGGATATGAATCATGATTAGTGTATTATCACATTCCCATATCTCAATATTCAGTTTGTTGTTAGAGATAATAAGCTTACCTGCTTGCTCCCACACCTTACGGTGTTTATTATCAAGAGTTTGTCCTAAACGGCTTTTGCACCATTCATAAAGGTTAGTATATTCATTTGTCATAATGTTTATGACTCCTTTCTTTATTTGTAAGTCATTAACTAACTTACAATAACTATAATACACTATAATGTATCACATGTCAATAGGTTTTTGAAAAAAGTTTAAAATTTATTTTATTACCTTTTTGATCCTGTTTTTCAGTTTTGGTTTTGGGCTATGACATTCTATAGTAGAAAAGTATAGCTAGGGAATGGCCCCACAGGGTCATGACCCTCTGTAGCTTATCAACTCCCTACTAAAACCATTATACATTATATAAGATACAATCTAGCGTATTAACTCGCTACGCTCGTCAATACACTAAATCGTATCTTATTGCTATACATTAATTATTGTCCTTATATAGTAGAGAATAGTAAGCATATATCAGTATAAGCTAATATAAGAGCATATAAGCAAGGATAAGTATAACTAGGTATGATAAGACTATTAACGTACTATAGACGATTGTAGGGGCTTTTAGAGGGCTATATGAACGTGCTATGATGATAGACTAGTAAGGATAGTATGAATAGGATAATGATATAGAGTAATCAGTAAGTTAGATTAATAGAGTAATGTATAAGGATTGATATGATAGTTTAAGGGTACTATGATAATCAATAAACGAGTGCAATGCACGCATCTCATAGAGTCATAGATATGCAACCCTCAAACAGGATCAATATTACAGGATCAAAAATGAAAGACAATATAATGTACTATCAATCAATCATTAATACCACTGCGTAAATTGGTATAGTCTGTACTCTATTAATGCTCGTAGCTTATCAACTCAAACATAGCCCAAAGCCTTGGTACTAAAAGGATTCAATGAAATAAGACCATTCCTTTATGTTTCTGGAAAATTATGATTTTTCGGAAAGATGTTGGTTGGTAAGCTACAGAATCCTTTAAAATAAAGGGTTATCTATATATACTAGGTATTTTTGGACTTTCACGCTCAGAGCGTTTGGGGCGTGTTATATCAAGTCATTTTAAAACTGCAACCCTTTATAATTTTTAGGTACTTAACCTATTGCAACCCTATATTTTCTATAAATTTCTGACTCTTGCAACCTAATGTATGGTATAATAGTAACTGTCAATCAATACTAAATATTAGGAGGAATTATAAGATGATTGAACTACAGATAGCAGGTTTAAAAGCTAATATTGAAGCTAAATTGGAAGCTATTAGGATGAGTAACCCTTTATATTATCATCAGTTTAAGAGTAGATATAATAAGTTACTTAAGACTTACAAGACTAATGACTACCTAGAAGATATGTGGGTAGAGTTAGAGGAATTACTAGGAGCTGTAGATGATACACTAAGGGGGGCTGACTAATGAATGATGTTATTGAAAAAGATTGGAGACACTTCTTTCCACAACAGAGTAAGTTTAATGGAATATCAACTAAAGGACATCACTTAGGTTGGGGTAAGTATTTAGGTACTCTAGCTATAATGATTGACTACTTAAAGGCTTGTGGTCTTGATGAAGAGTATGAAAAATACCGTTCTGTAGTTAAGGATAGATGGGATAGACATGATAGGCTTAATAAGTATCAAATTGAAAAGATGAAGGGTGAGGTACTAGCACTACTCCCTGTAGATGTGCAAAGGAAGTTTACAATTAAACCAGGAGTATATACTAAATAAGGGGGTGTTTAAGGTGTCTGAGAAGCTTTCTAAGGATGATGTACTAGCTATGGGTAGATATATACCACTGATGCTAGAAGACTTAAGAGAAGAGAAATCAGAGCGTTATATGCAGTTACAAGTTAAGTGGGACATGTATAACAAGAATGGATGCATGGGTTATGACATTACTAATTTATACTTGTTATGTAAGGAACAGCTTAGTGATGCTAAGAAAGTTAAGTATCCATAAATTATTGTTGACTCTGTAGCTTAATTGGTCTATACTAATAGTTGTGAACGACTTGATGCTGTTACGAGTTCATAAGGTTTACTCCATATAAAACTGGATGAGAGAGATGTTATTGCCATTGACATCTCTTTTTCTTATGGTATAATTAACTTACGGTAGTTAAAGGAAAAGCCATTTAAAATTACCTTTCTGTTTTTATTTATCCTTAAAAGAATCTAGGTATTGACTTAGGTTCTTTTTTGGTGTATTATATGACTATGCACTAGACATAGTGCAAATATAAAGTAGAAGTGATGGTTTACGCATCAACACTGGCATTTTATATCAACTTTAATATCTTATTTATGATAATAAAGTCTCCTTATTCATTTAACATAAAAAGTACAGACATCCAACACTGTGCTTTTTTTGTAGTTTTATGTTGACTTATTTAGAATAGTAGGTTATAATAAATATGCTTTATAAAACCTCAGAAAGCACATTTGTCTCTGAATGTGCTTTCTTTTTTGTGTTTTCTATTGCTTTTTACAAATTTATGGTTTATAATTGATATTAATTGAATATAGATTGAACTACAGAGTTCAGAGGTTTCATAAAGCACTTAACAATTTACCTTCAAGTGGGCTTGGAAAAATTGGTGACGGAGGTTTGCTACTGCTCCGTATCAGAGACACTGTAGCTACGGAGGAATAAACTCAATAGAGAATAACCTATACTGCCTAGGTAGTTACAGTACACTAGGAACAACCTTATAGTGAATATCTAAAGAGCTTCTTCCAGCGACTAGAGGCATCTAGTTAAGGGAATTAACCCTATAAAGCCATCTCTAAGGTGTGTCAAAAGCACTCCCACCTAGTGGGTCTGACAGAAGGTGAAATGCTATAACATGAATGTTTGCAGAGTTAGTAGGCTAAGTATTTATTACTTAGTATGAGTTATCTCACGTACTGGACGCAACTGTTACTTGTGGTTTAGGGTCTTGACCCCAACCCTAATTAGTCAGCTAGGTCGGTTACTCTCAGAAGCAGGTTATGGTTTATATGTATCATGGTTGAAAGAGCATATAATTCCTGTTCTAACTCCAAGAAAAACCAATTTCTATGGGGGGGTCTCTTTGTAACCATAAGTCAGTAGTATTAGCAGTATCATTAACCGTAACGTTCATTGGTCTTGCAAGTCTTCAGACCAATTCAGTTACTTAGCTAGGCTTGCCTCACAGCAAAGCCTAGCGATTAGATAATTAATAATTACTGTAGCTTATCAAATAATATCCCTTGTAGTTTATCAATAAGTAATTCTAAGTTCTTCGAGTACAGACATGCAAGCACGTCTGTAGCTCTCAATCACTAAGAATTACTAAATAACTATTGACAATTATATTAATATACTATATAATTACTGTATATCCTAAAGGGTTCATAACTTTTCCTATTCCTAGAGTAACTTTTATAAGTTACTTGATGCCCCTATAGCCAAGTTGGTAAAGGCTGAGTTCTGCAAAAACTTAATGCGTAGGTTCGAACCCTACTAGGGGCTGAGTAGATTGGGAAACTACAGTAATTATAAGACCAACCAGTAGCAAGTAGCTAATAATGGTTTAGTGGTCAATTCACTATTATTAGTTACTTGGTATTGGTTGATTTTTACGTTGTAATTCCTTTCTAGATTCCATATCCCTGGAAAGGGGTATGGTTTTTATTTTAGGTTCTATGGTGTAACGGATAACACAGAGGTCTTCTAAACCTCTACTCCAGGTTCGATTCCTGGTGGAACTATTGTATTTCAAGTAAAAAGGGGTTTACTTATGAAAGATGAAATTAAATTAGCTATTGAAGGTAAGGATAGAGACTACTTTCTTAGTAAAGGTATTCCCTTTCCTAAATATTGGTATGGTCACTCAGACCTTCCAAAATCAAAAAAGAAAAATAGAGCTTATTCTACAGAAATGAGAGCTTTATCTGAAATGTCTCTAGACCAGTTAGAGGTAGTAGAGATGTTTTGGGGCATTGCCCCTCTTGTAGTTGATAAAGTCAAAAAACTAGAAGTAGAATTTGTAGAAAATATTCCAGTACCTACAGCTACAAGGGTTAATGCTTTAGTTCAAACTAAACTATCTATGATTAGTTCAGATGAACGTAAAGAATGGGCTGATAGAGTTGAAGGTAAAGCAGTATCTAGAGAAGTATCTATGGCTCTAGTTACTGATGATAGTGACAATACTGCATCAGCTACAAGAGAGCTTATCTTAGATAAGTTTGATGAGCTAGGTAATATCTGGGCAGACTATGGTAAAGGTTCTAAAGAAGAACAGAAAGAACTAGAACATGATGAGGTATTGAGACTAGAAGAGGGAACAGATGGGGAAACTGAGGGATAGACTTGTACTTAAACTTGGTGAAGTCCATCCTAAAAGTGAATTATTACCCTGGTTGAAGGGTTATATACCACATCCAGACTCTTATATTAGGAACTCAATACCTATTGAGAAAAGACTCTATTATGCTAAGCTAGGTTATACGGAGTTCTTAGCTGAAATGAATATTGAACTCAACTTTGACCAGGCTTTAGCTATTGGAGCTTTAATATCTGGTGACTATCATACTGGTTACATGATTGAACCCCCTAGGTTTGGTAAATCCTTTATCATGGGAGCTTTAGCTAACTATTTAGCCATGCATAGCTACAGTGTGTCTGTAGTTGCATCTAAGTCTTCTAGAACAGCCAAAGTAATGGAACACGCTAGAAGGCATCTGAGAGGGGCTAGTATCGACATGAAGAACATGTTGGTAGAAGAGTCCAAGGCATCAATTAGCAAGGCTGACAAGCTCCTAGGACGGTCTGAGACTGCTTATAGTAAGTCAAGGATTGTCTTTAAGAATGGTAACAAGATTGATACTAAATCTACAGGGGATACTTTCTCTAGTATGGACTCAGATGAAAACATTGGTGAAGGTTCTCATGTTCTTATTGATGAGATGGACTTTATCTCAGAACGTGCTTTAACAGAGCTTGGTAGACGTGAGTTTGAAAGAGATGATGGTGAATCACTTATCCTTTTTGGTATTAGTAACCCTCGTTTCTTAAATCACTTCCATGAATCTGTTACTAACCCTAATCTGAAGGATGATGAGTTTGTTATTTGGGGTAACATAGTTACCTCAATGGAATCAGACTCAATTAAAATGACTCCTGAAGAGGTACTTGCTTCTGACTTTGCTAGAACTGAAGAGTCTATCAGAATCAACTTACTTTGTGAGTATGATGAAAATAGCTCAGAGTTCTTCAATGCTCCAATGATTGTAGCTCCTAGACATGACATTAGTAGCATTTCACCACGCACTATATCAGCTCTAGGAATTGACTCAGCCTATAAAGGTTCTGATGGTATCACACTTGCTTTATCTATGTATGACACACAAGATGATGCCCTGGTTAGGGTTACTGATACCATCAACTTAAGACCTGATGAATGGTCTGATGCAAGGTCTACAAAAGAGATTGTAGATGGTATAGAGCGTGTAGTTATGCAGT